TTCTTTTTGGTTTTCCCTGGCTAGTACCATCAACGGAACCACTTTCTAGCCTTAGTGTTTCTAAATTAGACGAAAAACCTAGTCCAACAGATGCAGACGTTGCTGATACATCAAGTGCGATAGCGCCGCTGCTAACTGTTTTATCAGCAAGCACACCGCCATTTCCAAGTATACTTACTGTTTGGCCCTCTAAATGATACAATCCGCTAAATGACGATACCGCGCCGCCACTGTAAGACAGGCCACTATCAACAAAAAATGCTGACGTTGCTGTCGTTCCAAAATCAAATAAATTTAGCTTTTCAACATAGCGTTTTGTTTGTGAATTGATTGTGCGTTTTACAATCATATACAATTCATCTTCGCCGGTATCTGTAGGCAAAGTTGCTATACTTTCGACAACCGCATGACCAGAACCAAAAGACCCACCTATAATATGTTTATGCCAGGCAACAACTTGTTCTTCCCGGCGATATGTTAGACCAAGCAAAACGCCATCGGATCGTAAGGCCCACACTACACTATCCGGCTCTTGCTGATATGCAAACTCTGTTATACCGCCCTCAGTAATATGCTCTGCTAGAACTGTCATATCTGGGGCCGTATAGCCGCTAGTATCGACATCACCAACAAATCGAAACTCACGTACTTTTCTATTACCACGCTGCAAAAACAAAGTAACGTCGGCAACTTGTACTGGATCCGCGTTTGCTGAGCCATAGTTACTGTACTTACGAATAAGTGTTGTTGTTGGTGTAATAGGCCCATCGTTTGTTGTGGAAACAACATATTCACCACCGGACGTGCCTACTGTAAGAACACGCGTCGCCGTCATAAATCGTATTGCATTTACCTGGTTACTAGCGATCGTGTAAATCAAGGCATCATCGGCGTTGCTACCAGCTGTAAAATTATTGTAATCCGCTGTTTTAGAAAACCAGATTGTTTGCGGATTATTGTTTGTGTTTGCAAAAACTAATCGTTGTTCAAAGAATGTAACAACTGACGGATAATTATTAGTTGCGTTGTTTAAATTAGGACTCGGCGATCCTGTTATTGTAGGCGTCGAAAATGTCCAGCTTGTATGGCCTGTTCTGGTCAGATTGCGTATCGCATGACTAGGATGCACAATATACATTGTATCTGCACTTTGAGCATAACGCAGTGTTGGTAAATCCGCTTCTGAATACGGAGTTACCTTTTCAAAAATAAGGTTTACTGTGCCTCCGCTTGTATATGTTGTCAAGTTTGTCGTATCTATTGGATTTCCAAAAAGATCCGTTAGCGTAAATGTGTTTGTGGTAGCGTTTGCAATTCTGTAGTTTCTAACATTTAGCTCTGTCATACCGCCGATAGAGTCTATAAAAACCTCGTTGCCGTTAAGATATCCATGTGAGTTAGACGTAATAACGCCAGGATTTGCTTTTGTTATGGCAGTTATATTTCTTGTTGTTGGCGATAAAACTTGCAAACCATTTCTATATATTCGCATACGTTGATTGCCAAACTCAAGAATATATGTATCAGAAGTTTTAAACTGAAATGGGATAAGTCTTGTTTTAACGCTGCTTGTTTTTACTTCTCCTAGAAACTCTGTGCCTGGGCGACGTGCGACACCGCCGTGTGGCATTGATACCATGTTTGTAAGTTCGGATAATCCCTCTCTATATTTTTCAATAGATATTCTGCCCTCAAGCCTGGGAGATAGTTCTCCGGCCGTAAAGGATTGTATTGCTGGCGCAGATCGTGCCATTATAACCTCGATTCAATAAGATCACTTGCCTCAATACGTTGTGGCGCTCCCTCTGTCGCATCGATAAATCGTGCCTCTCGTAATCGCTCGTCATACAAGACTTTTTGCAGCTGCACTACTGTTGTGGATCCGGTCAAGGCATAGGCTATAGAATAAGCAAGCCTAGCTGATAATGTGCCTACTAATCCAGCATCATACTGGTTTGGATCTTCTATACGCGCAACAAACTTAATTTTTGCTGTATCTTCGTCTGTTAGCAGCTTTCGGCCCTCAATAACAAAGACGCTGCCGCCGGTATTGTTTGTAAGATTATCAAAAGGATATGTTGACGTACCATTACTAAACTCAAGAACACGCAAGCAAAAAGGATCGGTCGGCAACGTATACGCATTACTATATCCGTAAGTCGGGCCGGTCGTGTCTTTGGCAAGATCGGCCCTCTTAATTAAACAGTTCCAGGGATGAGCTCGAAATGTTTCATTTCGGACGTTTGTATAGACTTGACTAATTACGCGCGCTGCTTTGGAGTTTTCATCCAGCGCTGTTATATTGGTCGCTCCAATCGCATTAAGCGCATTATTAGCTATTTCTACTACACTCGACATAGATCACCCCTGGTTAAATTTAGGTTACGACGTACTCAATCATAAAGGAGAGATCGCCGGCAGTGTCACCAGCTGCATCGAACGTCAGACCGATATTGTAGTATCCGCCTGGATCGCTTGATTGCCCGGCATCTTCCCAAACTCTCTGACCCATTGTATTGATGTTTCTCGCCTCAAAAGCTACCTCAGTACCAGTAGTAACCGCAGCACGTAGATCGGTGATAGCGCTTGCATATGCGTCATCATCGACCGCTGTTACGTTACCATCCGCAGAATATAATCCCACGTCGCAAGTATTGGTAGAACCACTATCCAGGTCGTCATTGAATAGTTTAATGCTGATAACACTTGCGTTTGTCGGAATTGGCGCAAGCATTACAGTATCACTAGCACTCAGATCGCCGGCAGCAAGAGCTACAGAACCCTGTATAACTCTCTTGATTCCGTGATGCTGTCGTGCATGATTCATAACCTGGGGATCAGCCTCAAAGTTACTAACTAAAGTTGAATTTTTATTCGCCATGATCTAGCCCCCCTTATTCGTTACAAGCTAATTCAACTACCATCTCTTCTTGCATCCTGGACGCACCAAAAGTTGAACAGTAGTAAATTTGTGTTGAATAGGATTTGTCTGGTCGAGGATCGATCTTCGCCGTCACGTCCTTACCAAGAGCCATTACTACACCCTCACGCGCATACGCATAGCATAGTCGTGATGTGCCATCGTCTTTTAAACGATTGGATGTAATGAATTTAAATCCCATAAATGAATCAACAGTTCCATTTACCAGCGCTTTTACACTGTTAAAGTCTGCGCTAGTTACGGATGTTGTGTTGAGTAGATCCTCGATCTGCTCGGGAGATACAACGATATATCTCTCGATTGAGGGATCAACACTGTTTTGATCCATAATTTTTTTAGCACTAATTAGCTTAGCGATTGTCAAACCGGCACTACCATGCGCGATTTTCTGACTACTAGGCAATGCTGTGCTAGTTCCACCGGACACACCAGTTTTAGCTGTACCGCCTAAAGCACCGATGATTTCATCATCCATTGCTCTGCCGATAGCTGCCGCAGCTGCCTTGCCGTATGTTGACTCCGGAGAGATTAGCATACGTATCTTGTCTTGATCGTCTACAAGGTCTGCGTATTCATAATCGCTCATAGTAACCATTCTCATTTGTGTTCGCTTTGTTTCGTTAAAACAAAACCGCCTTTCGGCTGCTATATGTCACCATATAGATCAGACTATATCATCATCCTTGTTGGATGCTCTGCGCTTCGGATCACTTGATCCTACTTCCTCTCGGAATAGTCGTTGCACCTTCCTATTTCTAGGCTTGGCTCAGAATTATCTTAGTAAGACTTTTTCTGAGTTCACAGAGTTTTTCGAAATGTATTTCTACATTAAGCCGCTGAAAGTTAACGGGCGTGTGGTGTATCCATAATGGGAGTTGAAGCATGGCGGCTGGCTCTCTTTTGCGCCACTGCACTACCAATCTGCTCGAAAAAGGCTTTTTCGCCGGTCACAGTTTCCTGTCGTACAGTGTTTCGCATCAATGAACCCATTTGCTGCGATAATAACTGTATGTTTTGCGAAAACTGATTAACGAAAGCCGTAGTGATTTGTGTACTCATAATAAGTACCTCCGTTAATTTAAGTTAAAATTGAAGCTGGGTTGTCTTATAAATAAGGCCCAAATAGATAGTTTAACCTGGAAGGATCCTAAGATTACCCCTCCGGCTCTGGATATAGCTGCTCGTTTAGTTGCAGAACACGCTGTACGTAGGTTTCATGCTCTGGGTGTTGACTACTCCAATAAGGTGAACCGGCAACCATCAACTCGCGTTTTTCTTTCTCGAGTTCTGCCGGTGTACTAATCTGCTCGCTTGTAGGGCCGCCCAGGGCATCTTCGCTTATCTGGTCAGCTAAAGCGGCAAACATTCTTATAATCTGTGGGTTATCGCCTAAGTATGTTCCGTCGGCAAGCTCGATATTATCCATAATATCATCGCTGCCTAACAAACTAACTACCGCTGATCTTGCTCTTTCAAGCTTTTGCGGCATTGCGTTGCCCCACTCTTGCTCGAGTTCTGCACGATTTTCGTTTACAATTTGCTGTGCAGCATACTCGTTTTGTGATTGCGCTTGTGTAAATGTGTCATTAAGAAAATCAACAACCTTGCTTGCCTGGCTACTACTCAAACCATTGACTAAAGCTGTTTCCTTAAATGCGCTTTGTTCTTCATCTGTAAATAAATCCGGAAAACTTATTTCATATCCGGATACATCCGCCGGTGATCCAAGCTTACGATAGACTTCTAGTCGCTCATCATCGGTGGCATGTTTGCCTGGTATGGCTATTTTGTCAGCGCCAATCATGCGCTGCGCATGCATGTACGACTTTGCCAGGCCGTTAACATCCTGGAAATTTGCAAATATTGGGTTGCCTCTAAACTCCTCGCCTAATGTATCGGCAAAAGCGACTGGTGTTTCTTGTGCTACTGTTTCTTGAGATTGAGTTTCCTCAATTACCTCTGCTGTTTCATTCACTGTTAAGATCCTTTCTTTCTTCTAACATTCGTAAAATTATGAGCATCGCATTGCGCTGCCCCTCATAGAACGCACTTTCATGGGGATCGCCCGGAACATGCGTACTTTTGTATAGACCAAATCTTTTTTTTAGATCGTCTAAGACTTTTGCGCCATCATCTGTTGTAAACACGGCGCGATATATACGTTGTAAATCCTCTATCTCCATCATTCAGCCTGGCCTTGCAGCGCTTGTACTAGCGGCGCTACGTTACGCGCTTGCTCGGAGTTTTCCATTTCTTGCTGCGCTTCTTGCTGCGCTGCCGCTGCCTCTTGCTGTTGTTGACGTAATGCAGCTACTTGCTCATCTGATAGAATGACTTGCGCCGGCAAACCGGTGACATTGATGATGTATTTTACTAATCCATCGTTATCGAGATAGTCTGTTATGCCTGGTATAGCTTCAGCTAACCCGGTCATCAGTTCAATTCCGCGCACTAGATTTTGTAGGTCGCCTATCTTTTGTGCCTTTGCCAGCGGTGATACGTACTCGATATCTATATCTTGACCTTGCAGTTCTTCCGGTGCTGGCGGTAAAACGCCCTGGGTAAGCAGCAATTCAAACGTCCTATCGATAAGAGGCTTGAGTAATTCGGATTGCAATCGACCAAGCACCGGCCCCAGCAATCGCAAGCGCTCTTCT